TCACAAGCAAGACCATTTTTGCGTCCAGCACTGGACAGCCAAGCGCAAGCCGCATTGATGGCAGTGGGCGAAGCAATAAAGAAGCGCCTGACAAAACAAGGCTTGAACGCATCAGGCGTTGAACTGGAAGCGCAATGAGCGGCGTAAAGATCATCCGGGCGCTACTGGTAGCCAACAGCGCATTAATTGCACTGGTGCCAGCCACCCGCGTCATCGCTGGCGTGTTGCCCCAGGCAACAGCGTTGCCAGCCATTGCAGTCACCGAAGTCAGCGCCACAGAGATAGACCGAATTGACGCACAAGCTACCCACACGCTGGTCACAGCGCGGGTGCAAGTGACAGTGTTTGCCAGCACTTACCCGACACAGAAAACCATTCTGGACGCAGCCCGCAAGGCTTGCAACTACCAGCGCGGCAGCGTCGCAAGTTTGACGGTTGTGTCTGTGCGTAGAGGCTCAAACGGCCCGGATTTCAATGATCCAGACACCGGATTTTTCATGCAGTCGGTTGATTTTTTAGTCACCTACCACGAAGCGAATTAAGAGCTTCAAACAGTCCCGCAACCCGCCCGCCCTGCATACCGCTGGCGGGTTTTTTATTTTGAGAAGGAAACATCATGGGAACAGCATCAGGCATTTTTAAGCAGGTCAAATACAAAGTCGAATCGACCTACGGCACCGTTCCGGCTGCGGCATCATCGCAAGCCCTGCGCCGTGTCACATCGTCCCTGGACATGACAAAGGACACCTACCAATCCAACGAAATCCGCCCTGATTTCCAGATTGCAGACTATCGCCACGGCATCCGCAAAGTCGGCGGATCAATCAGCGGCGAACTGTCGGCCAATACCTATTCTGCTTTCATGGCAGCGGCGTTGAAAAAGGCTTGGACAGCCACCACAGCCACCACAGGCGCATCTATCACGATTGCGGGCACGGCAGGCGCTTGGACCATCACACGGGCAGCAGGCTCTTACCTCACAGATGGCATCAAAATTGGCGACGTAATCCGCTTGTCGGCTGGCTCATTCAACGCTGCAAATTTGGCAAAAAACATCCTGGTAACAAGCGTGACAGCGTTGGTTATTACCGGCCTTGTGCTTAACGCATCGGTGTTGGTGGCAGAAGGTCCAATTGCATCAAGCACGGTCACAGTGATCGGTAAGAAAACACTCACACCTCAGACGGGCCACACTGACTTGTCCTACTCAATCGAGCACTGGTATCCCGATGTGCCATCCAGCGAGGTTTTCAGCGGCTGCAAAGTCTCGAAAATCGGCTTGTCCCTGCCACCGTCTGGAATGGCAACATGCAACGTCGAGTTCATGGGCAAGGACATCACCACCAGCGCATCTGAGTTCTTCACCTCGCCCACGGCCATCACCACCACCGGCACTATGGCTGCGGTCAACGGTGTGCTGCGTGTCGCTGGCGCTACGGTTGCCAACGTCACCGGCTTGACCATTGATATTTCATGCGGTCAAAGCGGTGAGCCAACCATCGGCAGCAACACGGTTGCATTCCAGGCAGCAGGCCGCGTCATCGTCACCGGCCAGATCACGGCGACATTTGATAGCACCACCCTGCGTGATGCGTTTGTCAACGAAACCGAAATCAGCCTTTATGCAGTCTTCACGGCAGACAACACCGCAGCATGCGACTTTATTGGCTTCAGCATTCCACGCCTGAAGGTTGGCGGTGCATCCAAGGATGACGGCGAAAAAACCATTACCCAAACTTTCCCCTTCCAGGCACTGCTCAACACAGCAGGCGGCACCGGGATTGCGACCGACTTGACCACCCTGTCAATCCAGGACTCCGCAGCTTAAACCCTGCACCCTAGCACCGACCCGGCTGCTGTCGCTCCTTCGCGGGGGCGCGGTAGCTGGGCACGGGCATTTCAACCACCCCGCGAAAGACAACTATGACAAACCCATCTGAACTTCTGACAAGCCTGATTGGATCTCTTGATCTTGATGACTATGAGGACATCAGCACCGGAACTGTGACGCTGCTAAACCCAAGCACACAAGCACCAACCACCAGCACCATTACCCTGGCCAGCCGTGAGCATCAATCACGCAAACAGATTGACATGGCACGCACTCGCAAACTGCGCAGCGCATTCAATCAGACCGGCAAGATGCCCGTCAGCGATCCGGTTGACGACATCGCAGACGAAACAGACTACCTCGTGGCATCCACGCTGGGCTGGAATTTGACGCAAGGCGGCAAGCAACTGGCCTTTAGTGCTGACGCAGCCCGCAAGCTCTATAGCGATCCAAAAAAGCAATGGGTCCGGGCGCAAGTGCTGGCCGCGATCAATAAGACAGAGCTTTTTATCAGCAGCTCCGCGAAATCCTAGCGGAGTGTGCACGCGCCGAGCTTGATCTATCGGCGCGTCAAGGTGACGGGGCAAGTCTCAGAACTCACATGCAGCGCTTGGCAGCAAACACCGGCAAGGTTGACCCAAGGCTGACGATTGAATGGCCCAAGGTAGGTCGGCCAATCTGGGGCATTTTTAACAGCCTTGGCAGGGCATCTGGCATGGGCATGAGCGCGATCAGTCAGCAAGAGATTGCAGCATGGCAGCAAAACCACAGCATAAAACTCACACCTTGGGAACTGGAAATGATTGCAATGTTTGACCAAATCGCACTCGAAGCAAGCGCAAAACAGGGGAGCAAATCGTGATCGCTGGCACCCTTGAGATACAGCTACTGGCAAACATGGCTCGCCTGCAAAAAGACATGGACGACGCAAAACGCTCAGTCGGCGGCGCAATGTCTGAGATATCGAAATCAGTCGATACCGCCAAAGCAGCGCTCGGCGGACTTGCTGCTGGCTTGCTAGGTGGCTTGTCTGTCGCTGGATTAGTGTCGGTTGCAAACCGCGCAATTGACGCGGCAGATGCGATGAATGACCTGTCCCAGCGCGTTGGCATTGCCGTCAAAGACCTCGCGAAATATGAGCTAGCTGCCAGCCAATCCGGCACCACCATGGAGTCACTGGCCAAGGGCATCAAGGGCTTGGCTGGCAACCTCATGGAGCACGGCGACGCGCTCAAAAAGGCAGGCATCACTGCCACGACAGCCGACGGCGCCATGAAGCAACTTGCTGATGTGTTTGCCAACATGCCCGATGGCATGGAGAAAACCACGCTGGCAGTCAAACTGTTTGGAAAGTCGGGCATGGACCTTATCCCCATGCTCAACATGGGCGCCGATGGGCTGGAAAAAACCGCTGAAAAGTCTGCCAAATACGCCGCGCAAATGGCGATCATGGCACCGCTGGCGGATGCCTATAACGACAACATGGCCGAGATTGCCATGTCATCCAAAGTTGTTGGAATGACGATTGTCAACGACATGCTGCCACAAATGGTTTCGATTACCGGCGCTATGGCAATGGCCGCTAAAGAGTCAGGCATTCTCAAAGCGGCATGGGTCGGACTTGGTGGCGCAATGGATGAATTTATCGCCAAGCCAACCTCAGTCATTTTCAAGGGCTTCAACAACACGCTTGATGAAGCCAATGCCAAGCTGATGCGCTTTTTTGGCAAAACCGCAGAGTCAGACAAATTGCTGGCAGCAGTTGCTCGGCGCAACAAAGAGATCCTTGATTTGACTGATGATGCATCATCGCCTGCGTCTTCGGCACCTTCTTCAAACGGGTTCGATAAAGCAAAGTGGCTGGCTGACGACAAAGCCATGATGGATGCACTCGGCGGCGGCGAAAAGATCAAAAAAGTAAAAGAGGCCGCAAAGGAATTTAAAGACCTAAACGAGCACGTGAACGAGTTTGCCAAGGCAAATATGAAGGCGCTCGAAGAGGACGAGAAAGCACGCGAAAAATACATTGATGGCTTGACGAAATCAGCCGACTCAATCGGCGAGCAAGTGCAAAAACTGCGCGACGAAGAGCAAGCGCTTGGCATCTCAACAGCCCAAAACATCAGCCTTGCACAAGCCTTGGAACTGGTTGCCATCGGCAGATTGCACGAAGAGCAAGCCAAGCAAATGAGCTACGGCGACGAAGCCGCAGCCGCTGCAATTCAGACCGAGATTGACAAGCGGCGTGAATTGCTTGGCCTGATCGGCTCCAAAGACGCCCGCGAGGCGAACAAAAAAGCCGTTGACGAATTGGAAAAGGCAAACCAAAAAGCCGCTGAAGAGTCCGAGAAATTCTGGACCGATGCCCTGATGCGCGGCTTCGAGTCCGGCAAAGGCTTTTTTGATAATTTTTGGGACACCATCAAAAACAAGATCAAGACGGACGTGCTCAGGGTGATGGTTCAGCCCGTTGCGCAGGGCATCACTGGCATGCTTGGCCTCAGTGGCGCAGCCAATGCCGCAGGGACGGCCGGCGCTGCATCAGGCATTGGCACTCTTGGGTCGGTGGCTGCTGGAGTGTCTGCGTTTGGCGGCACCTTGGCTACCGGGTTCATGAATACGCTGGTTGGCTCTGGCATGAGCGGTGGCCTGACTGCGGCTGGTGCCATGATCGCCAATGGCGCATGGGCATCTGGTCTTGGCATGGCAGCGGGTGCGCTCGGTCCTATTGGCCTTGGCATCGCGGCCTTGTCGATGATCGGCAACAAAGACAAGTCCACCGCCAACACCGGCAATGCATCCGCCCGCTTTGATGCTAGCGGCAATCGCACCGACTACCAAACCTATTACGGCGGATCGAGTGACGGTGTTGACAAGATGCTGGCCAGCCTGCAAACAAGCTACGCCACCACAGCAAAAGCGCTTGGCATTGCCGCTGCTGCAACCCAATTCAGCTACGGCGGCAACACCGGCAAAAACGGCGAATCGCCAAACTTCGCACTGGGTGGAGGGGCAGGAAACATCAAGTTTTATCAAGGCGAAACCGCCAGCTCCGACGCCGCAATCAGCCTGGCAGCATCCCGCGCCGTGTTCGCCGCGCTCCAAGGCTCCGACCTCCCGGCTTACCTGGCCAAAGTATTCAACGGCGTGACTGCGGACGCCCTGAGCCAAGAGCAGATCACCGGCACCCTGGCCTACGCCGCCTCGCTCAAACAAGTGCGCGATGCACTGCTCGAAACCCGCGAGCCTATGGCCGTGCTGCAAGACAACGTGGCTCAAGCCTTTGCAGCTATTGGAACCACTGCGGATTCTTTCAAAACCGACTTTGTTGCAGCGATTGACGGCGGAATCTCGCCCGAAAAGCTCGCCCAATGGCAAAGCCTGCAAACGGCAATGACCGACTTGGCTGCGCTGGCTGAAAAAGACGCGCAAGCCAAAGAAGTCGAGGCAAAAGCCAAACGCGAAATCCTGAAAAAAGAAGAAGACCTTTTCACAAGCTGGACGCAAAAGCTAGCCGTGTTGCAGGGCGTCACCACGGATCGCAAACTTGCGCTCGAAGCCGACCTTGCCAACGCCACGGGCATCGTAACCAAAGCTGTGATTAGCCGCGTCTACGCACTGGAAGACGAAAAAACAGCCACCGAGGCGATGGCCGAAGCATCCAAGCTGGCCGCCGACGCAGCCAAGACCGCAGCCGACAGCTACAAACAAGCCGCTGCCGAACTGCTGGGGTCAGTCACATCCAAAGCATCCGACGCCTATGCGGGCCTGGAGCGCGCCGTCGCCGCCCAGCGTGCGCAAGAGCAGGCCGCATACGAAGCCGAAAAAGCCATCGCCACAGCAGCATTCACCTCGCAAAGCGAGCTGTACCAAAAGCAGATCGACAAGACCAAAGCAAGCCTGGACGCTGTTGGTAACAGCGTGGGCAAGCTCAAAAGCCTGTCCGGCTCGCTCAAGAGCACCATGGATGCCATGCGCATCACCGGCTCTGACAGCGCATACAGAGCAGCCGCACAAGCCCAGATCAAAGCCGCAGTGGCACAGGCGCGCAGCGGTGGCGGCTTGCCACTTGACGGCCAATTGCAAAGCGCACTGTCCACCATCAACAAGCCCAGCGAGGCGCTGTTTGCCACGTTTGTGGACTACGCACGCGATTTCTACAGCACGGCAAACGACATCGCGTCATTGACCGACCTGACCGACTCGCAGCTCACTGCTGACGAAGCAATGCAGCAGGCAATGCAGGATCAGCTTGACAAGCTGGACGCACAGCAGCGCGTGCTCAAAGACGGGTTCCGCGATCAGGTATCCAGCTTGGACGCCATCCTAGCCAACGCAAAGCAACAGCTTGACGCCGCGAACGGCCTTGATACCCGCGTGCTCAGTGTGGCTGACGCACTGGCCGAGCTGAGCGCATCCATCGGGCAACTGTCAGGCGTGCGCGCATCGCAAGGGCTAGTAACCACACCAGGCGTAGCAGCCAGCCGCGCCACGGCCATCAAAGACTACATCACAAGCGCCATGGGTGATGGTTTGAGCGGCACCGACCTTGCGTACACCATCGCCAATAAGGCCAAAGAGGTCGGCACCACCGAGGGCGAAATAGCCCGCGCTATCGGGTGGGACCAATCCAAGGTGCGCGAGTTCTTTGCAGGCGCTGGCATCCCGCAGTTTGCAGTCGGAACCAACTACGTACCGCGCGACATGATGGCGATGCTGCACGAGGGCGAAGAAGTTACACCCAAGGCATGGAACCCGGCAGCAGGCGGGCGCGCTGGAAACAACGCCGAAATGGCCGCAGCCCTGCGCGCCATGGCCGACCGGCTTGACCGCATCGAGGCCAACACCCGCGCCGCAGCAGGCCACGCAGCAGCCACCGACCGCAAGCTGGCCCGCGTCATCCCCGGCAATGCACTGATTACAGAGGTTGCCGTATGACAATAGAACTTACAGCGTCGGTCATTGTTCCGACCACCATTTTGGACACTGGCGCTTTTACGCGCTCGACCACCGCGACTTACTTCGACGCCAATGGTGTGATGCAGACCGCGCCCGTCGATGTCCCGCGCATCGGCTACGACCCTGTGACGCACGCGCACACTGGGCTGATTTTGGAGGGGGAGGCGAAGAACGTAATAGAAAACGGCACTGCCTACTGCGCTGGCACGTCAACCACAGCTTCAACAGGCACAGCGACTGGCCCAGACTTGGTATTAGCTACAAAGGTCTTGCCAAATGCGGGGGCTGTGTCTTTCCCAGACTCCGGCAACACTGCCACGCAAGTATTCACAAATTCGCAAACCGTTGGTCAGTCAACGGATTACACGTTCTCTGGATACTTTGCCACGTTCGGGCCGCTCAACTATCAGCCGCATATAGTAATTTCGGCTCACACAAACCCAGGGAACGACCTTTATTGCCTGGCATTTTTTAACGCCAGTACAGGAACATTTTCGGGAAAGACGATACACGGCGGGTGGTCGGAAATCAACACACTAACCGCGACCTTAGCCACTTGTGGCATGTGGTTTGTGACGTGGACTGTAAGGCTTACACAGCCTGCGTTATTGCGCACAAAGGTCATTAGTTACATCCAGGTAGGAGATGCGTCGGCATCAAGAATCTACACGGCGGATGGTTTGTCAGGCATACAGCGTGCATGCCACCAGTTTGAGGTCGGCTCCGCAGCCACCAGCTACATCCCAACCACCTCCGCAGCAGTCACCCGCGCCGCCGACGTAGTTACCGGCAGCGGCCTGGTCTACTGCACCACCGCCGAGCCAGCGTCAGGCGAGACTCTGTGGGACGCAGCCACAAGCTACACCGTGGGCCAAGTGGTAGCGCGCACCACCACCCATCACCTCTATGAAAATTTGATAGCAGGCGTCAACGCCACACTGCCAGAAAACGCAACAACCGGCGTCACGCCGCGCTGGCTGGACTTGGGTGCAACAAACCGCTGGTCACAGTTTGACCAAAAGATCGGCACCGCCACCACGTCAACCACCAGCCTGACAACCATCGTCAAGCCTGGCTTGGGCGAAGGCTTGGCCTTGCTCGACCTGATCGGCGTGACGGCCAAAATTAGCGCCACAGACGCAGGCAGCGGGGTTGTGATTTTTGAAAGAACCGTGGACCTGGACAGCACCACAATTGAGAGCGTTTTTGACTGGATGTTCAGTGACCGCGTTCAAAAACGCAACGTCGTTATTACCGACATCCCGGCGCAATACCCGAACATGGTGGTAGCAGTCACCATCGAAAGCACCACAGGCTCTGCCATTGGCGTGTTCGCTGTTGGCCGCGCCATCTTCATCGGCGCGACCGAGTACGGTGCCGGGGCCGGAATTATCAACTTTGGCAAAGTGACTGATGACGGATTTGGCAGCCGCACATGGATCGAGGGCGACTGGGCCAACCGCGTCACGCTGCCAATGGTCGGCAACACAAGCGACTTTAACCGCATCCACCGGCAGCTTGCTACCGTGCGCTCCACCCCATGCATTTACATCGGATCGGCGCTCGACAGCATGGAGCCGCTGGTGTGTTACGGCGTGTTCCGCGACTTGTACATCACCGTCCCCAATTACCCGTCGATTGCCATGAATCTGGAAATCGACGGCATGAGCAACTCGTAAAAAAGGCAACCCATGGCAATCACCCCACTCCCCGCGCTGGACCGCACCAGCGCCACATTCAAGACAGAACTTGATACCTATTTTTTAACGGATTTGCCAACGTTTTCCACGGAGGCAGAAGCGGCGCGGGTGGCAATCGTGGCGTCAGAATCGGCGGCAGCAGCGTCGGCTGCTACGGCTGTGGCAATAGCGGACACCTCTTTGGCAGCATCAAACTACAAGGGTGCATGGTCGGGCCTTACGGGCGCACTCAATAAGCCAGCGTCAGTCAGTCATGCCGGCACGTTTTGGGTGCTCACTACCAATCTTGCCAATGTGACTACGGACACGCCGGGGGTCAGTGCAAATTGGGTTCCCGTCATCATGGGCAGCATCCCGCAATCCATCAAGTCAGCGGCCTACACGTTCGCCCTGACTGACGCGGGCAAGCACATTCTGCACCCCAGCGCAGACACCACAGCACGTATTTTCACCATCCCGGCCAATAGCTCGGTTGCATTCCCGATTGGCACTGTGCTGACCATCATCAACCAGGCCAGCGCCGGTATTGTGACGCTTGCAATTACGACAGACACCATGCGCTGGGCACCATCAGGCACCACCGGCAGCAGATCGCTTTCGGCCAATGGTGTTGCCACCGTCGTCAAGCTGACCGCAACCGAGTGGATCGTCAACGGCGTGGGCTTGACGTAAATGAGCGCCGTCCAACAAATGATTTTTGGCGCAGGCAAGCCAGCAACCGGGCAGGCCGAATACACCACTCCCGGCACTTACTCATGGGTGTGCCCGGCTGGGGTGCAGAGCGTCAGCGTGGTGTGCGTGGGCGCTGGCGGCACGGGTGCCACGTATGCCGCGGCTTGGTGGGATGGCGGCGGTGGCGGTGCCTTGGCTTACGCCAATAACATTGCGGTGACACCGGGTAACAGCTACACCGTAGTCGTGGGGGCGGGAAACGTAACAGCCGGGGCCGCTGGCGGCAATAGCAGTTTTAACAGCACCAGCGTATCCGCTGGCGGCGGGCAAGGTGGTAGCACTACAGGCACCCGTGCGGGCGGTGCAGGCGGAACTGTGCTTTACGGCACTGGCGGCGCGGGTGGCGCAGGCGGCGCGTGTTCTACTTATGGCACCCCTGGCGGTGGCGGTGGTGCAGGCGGCTACGCTGGCACTGGCGGTGCTGGAGCAAATACCGCCAACACCAGCGGCGGTAACGGCTCGGGCGGCGGCGGTGGTGGTGGCGAAAGCTACAGCAGATGTTTTGGCGCGGGAGTGGGGCTGCAGGGGCAAGGCACAAGCGGTGCTGGTGCTGTGTACCCGGGCGTGTCTTACGCCACAGGCGGCTCTGGTGGTGGGAGTGCCGCTGACAGTGTTGCAGGCGCATACGGCGGCGGTGGCGCGGAAGCCTTCAAAGGCGCTGACGGCGCAGTCCGAATCATCTGGTCAGGCAACGAGCGCCAATTCCCCTCAACCCGCACAGCAAACGAATAAGGAGCACTCATGGAATACGCACAACTCAACGAGGCCGGGACCGAGGCAATTCAGGTCAACACGCACGGCAATGTCGAGTGGGACTCAACCCACTTCTGTCCTGCTAATGCCTTGACGCAAGACGAAGCGGCGGTTTTCCGCGTGGTCCCGTTAACGGTGACCACCATGCCAGCCTACGACGCCATTACCCATCGTTGCTTTCGTGATGGCTGCGAAAAGGTTGGTGACGACTGGCAGTACAAATGGACGGTAGAAGCGCTCGATGCGGACACCGTTGCGGCCAACCAAGCCGTCCACGTGGCAAACATCCAAGCATCAATCATCGCCGCCACGCAGTTGAGACTCGACACCTTTGCACAAACCCGCAACTATGACGGCATCCTGTCTGCATGCACCTATGCAACCAGCAGCGTGCCACAGTTTGCAGGGGAGGGGCAATATTGTGTGGATGCCCGTGATGCAACGTGGGCCACGCTTTACACCATCATGGGCGAAGTGCTGGCACAGACCCGACCCATGCCTGAGAGCTTTGCAGATGTAGCACCCCTGTTGCCTGCTTTGGCTTGGCCAGCATGACACCAATCCTCAAGGCGCTGATTTGGCTTGATGTGCAAGTGCTGCGCATCGTCACCTTTGACCGCGCTCGCCCAGGCGAAACGATTAGCGCGGCGGCGTGGTCACTCTACTGCGATGGCAAATGGCAGGGCAAGTTGCTGGTGCCTGTGATTGATTTTTTATTCCGTCCGTGGATGGCTGATCACTGCCGCAAAGCGTGGCTCTGGCAAAAACACCTTTACGACTGAGGACAAAAATGACCGCAAAAACAGAACAAGCAGATCGCCGCGCAGCCGTGGAGCAGGGCTGGCACCTCGATAA